ACCGGATGGCCGTGCCCCCAAAAAAAAGTGGTCCCCACGCACTATTTTATGTCGACCAATCAGAATGTCGCCTTATCGCTTAGTTATCTGCTATTTTGTCTTTATATGGGAAACTTCGCGGAAGTTACCATTGTCAAGATGTGGGATCCACTGTTAAACGAATTCCCAGACTCCGTCCACGGTTTTCGTTGTATGCTTGCTGTTAAATATCTGCAGTCCGTTGAAGCCACATACGAGCCCAACACATTGGGCCACGATCTTATACGAGATCTGATTCTGGTTATCAGGGCAAAAGATTATGTCGAAGCGTCCCGCCGATATAATCATTTCCACGCCCGCCTCGAAGGTGCGGAGAAGGCTGAACTTCGACAGCCCGTTCACCAGCCGTGCTGTTGTCCCCATTGCCCCAGGCACAAACAAGCGACGATCATGGACGTACAGGCCCATGTATCGAAAGCCCAAGATGTACAGAATGTATAGAAGCCCTGATGTCCCTCGAGGTTGTGAAGGCCCATGTAAGATCCAGTCGTATGAACAGCGCGATGATGTGAAGCACACCGGTATAGTTAGGTGTATCAGTGACATTACAAAGGGTCCTGGTCTGACCCATCGCACGGGTAAAAGGTTCGTGGTGAAGTCTGTCTATATACTCGGTAAGGTATGGATGGATGAGAACATCAAGAAGCAGAACCACACTACCAATGTTATGTTTTTCCTAGTCCGAGATAGAAGGCCCTATGGAACAAGCCCAATGGACTTTGGGCAGGTGTTTAACATGTTTGATAACGAGCCCAGTACAGCCACGGTGAAGAACGATCTTCGTGATCGATTCCAGGTGTTGCGCAAGTTTACAGCCACCGTTGTTGGTGGTCCCTCTGGTCTTAAGGAGCAGGCTCTTGTGAAGCGTTTCTTCAGGTTAAACAGCCATGTAACCTATAACCATCAGGAAGCAGCCAAGTACGAGAACCATACCGAGAATGCGTTGTTGTTGTATATGGCATGTACCCATGCCTCTAATCCTGTGTATGCCACGTTAAAAATACGTGTATATTTTTATGACTCAGTGATGAATTAATAAATATTAAATTTTATTTCATGTGTCTCAACAACATCGATAGTGTTTACAAGTACATTATAAAGTACATGATCAACTGCTCTAATTACATTGTTAATTGAAATTACACCCAAATTATCTAAATACTTAAAAACTTGAAATTTAAATACGCTTAAGAAACGACCAGTCTGAGGCTGTAAGGTCGTCCAGACTTGGAAGTTGAGAAAACATTTGTGAATCCCCAGTTCCTTCCGGAGGTTGTGGTTGAACCGTATCTGGATCGATATGATGTCGTGGTTCGTGTGGAACGGTCTGCTGTCGTGGTTGATAATCTTGAAATAGAGGGGATTTGTTATCTCCCAAATATAGACGCCATTCTGGGCCTGATGAGCAGTGATGAGTTCCCCGGTGCGTAAATCCATGGTTGCTGCAGTCGATGTGGAGGTAATATGTACACCCGCAATCAAGATCAACTCGCCTACGCCTGACTACTCTCTTCTTGGCTATTCGATGCTGGACCTTGATTGGGACTTGAGTACAGTGGCTGGTTGAGGGTGATGAAGACCGCATTCTTTATAGTCCAAGCCTTCAGGGATGTATTCTTATCCTCATCGAGATATTCTTTATATGAGGATGTTGGGCCTGGATTGCAGAGGAAGATAGTGGGAATGCCGCCTTTAATTTGAATTGGTTTCCCGTACTTCGTGTTGCTTTGCCAGTCCCTTTGGGCCCCAAAGAATTCCTTCCAGTGCTTTAGGTAATGCGGATCTACGTCATCAATGACGTTATACCAAGCGTCATTAGAATATACCTTTGGACTTAAGTCTAAATGACCACATAAGTAATTATGTTGCCCTAATGATCTAGCCCAAATAGTTTTGCCGGAACGACTATCGCCCTCTATTACAATACTATTGGGTCTCCAAGGCCGCGCAGCGGCACCACACACATTCTCAGAGACCCACTCTTCAAGTTCCTCAGGGACTTGATCAAAAGAAGATGAAGAAAAAGGAGAAATATAAGGCTCTGGGGGAGCCTGGAAAATCCTATCTAAATTAGTCTTTAAATTATGATACTGAAAAATAAAATCTTTAGGGAGTTTTTCCCTAATAATAGCCATAGCGGCTTCAGCGGAACCTGCGTTTAAAGCGTCGGCGCATGCGTCGTTAGCATTTTGGCAGCCTCCTCTAGCACTTCTGCCGTCGACCTGGAATTCTCCCCATTCAAGTGTGTCTCCATCCTTGTCGATGTAGGACTTGACGTCGGAGCTGGATTTAGCTCCCTGAATGTTTGGATGGAAATGTGCTGACCTGTTTGGGGATACCAGGTCGAAGAATCGGTGATTCTTGCAGTTGAATTTTCTCTCGAACTGAATAAGCACGTGGAGATGAGGTTCCCCATTTTCGTGTAGCTCTCTGCAGATTTTGATGTATTTTTTATTGGTGGGTGTTTCAAGGTTTAATAATTGGGAGAGTGACTCTTCCTTTGTGAGAGAGCATTTTGGATATGTGACGAAATAGTTTTTGGAATTTATTTGAAAGCGCTTCGGAGGAGCCATTTGGTCAATGGGTACCGATTGACTCTCAAATTGCATTCTCCTGGTATATCGGTACCCAATATATAGTGGGTACTGAATGGCACAATTGTAATTTGTGTGAAATTAATTGGTATTTCAAAATTCAAACTCCCAAAGCGGCCATCCGATTAATATT